GTCATTGTTTTTGTTCCTTTTTTTCTAGATCGTAGGGCAAAGCTGTCGCCCTATACCTATGAATATAAGCATATTTATGGGATATTCAAGGGTTTTATGGAATATTTCCCATACAGTTGTTCGGGTTATTGTTTTTATCCGGTTAAAATTCAGCAAAAAAAAAGTTTTTTTTAAAGAAAAAAAGAACGCACACGCATAAAAATAAATAGTAATATAGTATAAATAGCAAAGGGGTTCAGGCTAAAAGCCCGAACCCCGATACCCGATACCCGATACCCGATTAAGTTTTAAAAGAATATTCTGGTCGGCTATTGATCCATATCATCCCGTCCTTGGTGTGACCGCCAATATATTCCCCGTTCCATTCTAACTTTTTGGCTAATGTAGCTGCGGCTTCTTTATGGTTGCCTTCGTTAGAAAGCGCGTAATTATAAGGCACTGTGATACTCGTAGCTGCTCCCGTGTGAACCGCTTTGATCCTAGTGCCTTGGGTATCAGTCGGCCCTAAATATTTTGTTGTAATCGTTTGCATCAGTTACTGCCCCATACCTTGTGGATCAATATACCTCATATATTCTGAAGCCTCTTGATACGTCCAAAATTCTTGGATACATCCTTCGTGCTCAATATGATATACTGTTGCATTATTTTCGTTTTTTACTTCTTTAATTTCCAACTTTTTACCAAAGTTATAAAACATATTCTGTTGATTAGGGTTTTTCATTTTAGTTCTCCGTTTCTAGATAATCCTAAACTATCCCATAACAAATAGGTTGTCAACACTAAATATAATTTTTTTTATATTTATTTTCCCGCTGCAGTGTCCTGCTCTCGGATCGAAGGCAAGAACAATTGTTCGGGTTACGCGCAGGACAAAAAAAAGCAGGACAAAGTCCCGCCAAGTTGATCTAGAAAAATTTAATCTTTATACCTTAGTGTTGGGGTTCCCGTTGTTTTCATAAAAAACATATTCGTGAACGTTGCAAGCGAGAACACCGAATGGCGATGCATCGTGATATTTCATAAAGTGCGGATCTTCTAACATTGATACGGGTTCAGATGTCCCGTAATGTTTTAACATCCATTCGCAGAAGTCTTGGAATGGCTTCTCATCCTCATATTCAAAACCGCTAGTATCGTCATAGAAAAGCGCGGTAGCCCAAAAGTCAGGCAAGTGCATAATAACTTCTTTCATAATATACTCCGTTTGCTAGTATAATTACAATATATCCCATTATTTTCTAATTGTCAACACAAAAAATAAAAAAATTTATAAAAATGTTTGCCGGGACAACCGGGGCAACTGCGAACAATTGTTCGGGTTATATTCGGAACCGGGAGTCTGCAGGTTTCCGGGGACTTTACTGGAACAATTGTTCGGGTTATAATTTAACCGGGAAAGCTGCAGATTCCGGGTATAATAACCCGAACAATTTTTCGGGTTGTCATTCCGGGCGAGGTCTTCCCCGGCAAAAAAGCCCGAAGTCCGGAGCGCCCCGCTGATAACCCGAACAACTTTTCGGGTACCCCGACCCGAAGAACCTCCGTCACCCCCGTCCCCGCCCCGAAAAATGGCTCTGGGGGGCGGATGCCCGACCCCTCTAAGCGATCCCGTTACTCTGCTGCTTCTTGATTATAGTCTGTTATAGGATTTTGTTCGGGTTCTGTGGGATTTTCTGCGGGTGTTACGTCAATCATGCGATTTTTAGCACGATCCATAAATTCTTGCAGTTGTTCCACGATCTGCTCCCGACTGAGATTATCGACGTGTTCATGTGTTACATGGCTACGGGCGACCATTAAACCCGTTACCTTTAACCTGAGTTCCTCGGCTTTTATAGCTGCTCCGAAGTTACCTTCTTGCCATGCCTCATCCCGTAAGCGTTGCATATCCCGAACAGATTTAGTTATTGACACCCCGTACTTAGCCTCAAGCTCCTGTCGCATTTCTTCCATGCGTTCTTTGACCCGTGGGTGATTGAGAAGCTGCACAGCGGAAACGTTCGGGTTCTTGTACCCTGCTTCCCTAGCTGCTGCGGTCTGTGTCATATCTTTATGAATGTAGTTATCGAGAAACTTCTGCTGCGGTGGCGTAAGTCTCTTTTCTCCTTTGGCTACCTGCTCCCCGACCTTTGGCATACTGGCTCCCGTGCTACCCGAACAATTTGTCGGTTTATATTACCTCATCCGCTGCTGCCGTCAAGTGCTATCTATCCCAAACATTTCCAACACAACATCAGGCGCGGCGGCGACAACATTACATCAGGGGGGTTAAGGTATATAACCCCCCCTATAGGGGGGTGACGTAGTTGACGTAAAATAACGTATTGATTTTATTATATTATTTACGTCAAATGAACTTTTTGACGTAAGTGACGTAAAACCGTAAGCCATTGATATTATTACATATTCTACGTTACGTTACTTACGTCAACTTTTGACGTAGATTTTTTTGACGTAAATTATCGTTTAAAATCAATGAGGGCACTTTTCATAAATTATTTTATATTTAGGGGTTGATCTTTGGGATTGTATGGGATATATATCATATTGTCTAGTAAAAAAGGAGATATATAAAATGTCTAGTTATGACACAACGACAGCAAAAGGCCGCATTCTTAGAGAATTTCAAGGAGACTTCATGGGCGTTAATGAGCCTTTAAGACGTTACTTCCGTTTATGGTTGGACGGTTCTTATTTGGGTGAAGACCATTACCGTAAAAATGTTGATTATATTACTAAGAACGCGCACAACAAAAAAGCAATTCGTTCTTTTGTTATCAGTGAATTTTGCAAGTATACCGCGCATGATGCGGATTGCTCACCGTCTTATGCACAAAAAGTTATTGTGAAGGGTATCTTGCCCGATTATTTGGAACGGCTGACAGATGTTTTAATTTACGATGCTTACGATTTATGTGAGGAGAACGCATAATGTATTATCTAGCGTATGGAATGAACACAAGCCGCGATGCAATGGCGGTGAGGTGTCCGAAAGCGAAACCAATGGGCGGGTTTTATCTGCCCAACCACCGTTTGATTTTTCGTGGCGTGGCTGATTTTCGTTACGACCCTGATTGTGTGTTGCCTGTGGTATTGTGGGAAATTACCCACGAATGTCTGATTGCGTTGGATAGGCTTGAGGGCTACCCGACTTTATACAATAGGCGCAAGATCAACGGCAATTGGATCATTTATGACATGAATGGCGACAAGGGAAACTTGCGGCATCCGTCAAGCGGCTACTATGACATGATCGAAAGCGGTTACAAGGATTTCGGTCTTGATGATTGGTATTTGAGGGCCGCGAGGGAAGACGCATCTTACAACGAAGCAAAGCGCAAGGAGGTTGCAGTATGATTAATTTTCAAATTGAAAACATGGAAAGCTTTTTAAAGTGGGTGAAAACTTGCCCCTACACTTACAGCATCAGTTCGATGTCAGGGGGATTTGTTCACCTTAAAGTTCTTATTCCAGTGGATAAAGAGGTTAATGTGTCCGATGATTGATTGGCAAGATTGGATTATCGCCGCGATTACCTTTATTGCCGTGATGCTTTGGATTGTGGGAGTTGTCCTGCAATGGTGGTAGACCCCGACATATCCCGAATAATATGAAGCCCCCGCAAAATTCAAGCGGGGGTTTTTTTATCCCAGGCGTATAACCCGAACAATTTATCGGGTTGTTTTTCTGTCCCTGCTGCGCACTTTTTTCTTGCATTGGTATTTTTCCCATGTTATACCAATTCTTGCAGGAAGACATTTGGTCTGCCTTTCTGCCTCACAACTAGACACCCCTCAGTCTCCTATCTGAGGGGTTTTTTTTATTCATAAATTTTTTTATTTATTTGTTGACACCGAGCATAAACTATTTTATGTATGGGATATCTAGCAAATTGAAAAGGAGTAAAATCATGGGCTTAGATATGTATTTACGCGGTGACAAGTATATCGACAAGTACGATCATTCACAGCAAGCGCCCGAAGGTGGGTCATTGAAAGTAAAGCGGCCTATTGTCGATGGGTTTGAGGTTAGTAATCAAATTCTTGACATGGGATACTGGCGTAAGTTCGCACCGTTGCACGTTTATATTGTAAATGAGTTTGCCGATGGTGTTGATGAATGCCAGAGGATTGAACTTGATGGCGATCAATTACGCAAGATTGCAAATGCGTTGCGTGATAATGAGTTGCCTAACAATGATGATTGTCATGGCTTCTTCTTTGGCGGTGACGAGTGGTGGGACACGTTACGTTCCCAAGGCAAGGAACACGCAAAGCTATTTGACGAAGCTGCCGATTGGGTTGATGAAACCCCGTGGGCTAGTGTTGCTTATCAGGCAAGTTGGTAAGGGAGATTGACATGATTAATAAAGATTCGATTAAGGCTTACAACAAGTTTTACAAGCCGTTGAAGGGTGCAA